ATGCTTACCGATACGAAACTGAAAAACTTAAAGCCGAGAGAGAAACTCTACAAGGTTACCGATCGCGATGGCCTCTATGTTGCCGTGCAACCGAGCGGCTCTATCTCGTTCCGATATGACTACCGATTAAACGGGCGTCGTGAGACGTTAACGATCGGGCGTTATGGCGCTGACGGTATTACATTGGCTGAGGCCAGGGATGAACTCAATACCGCCAAAAAGATGGTAGAGGCAGGTCAGTCGCCGGCTGCGATAAAGCGTGACGGTATCATGCAGATCAAAGGGGCAGATAATTTTGCCGATTATACCGTCGCATATATGAAGCACGTCCGCCTGGCGGATAGTACGCGGGCAATGAAACAAGCGGTGATAGACAGGGATATTTTGCCGACGCTGGGTAAAAAGCTTTTGCATGAAATAACCACCCCAATGCTCAGATCACTGTGCGACAAGATAGTCGACCGCGGCGCCCGGGCGACGGCGATCCAGGTGCGTGAGATTGTCGGCGCTGTGTTCACACATGCCATTGACCGTGGCCACTCCGTGCCCAACCCAGCAGCAAACATCAAGGCATCGAGCATTGCTACCTTTGATGAGCGTGAGCGAGCGCTTGAGCCGCATGAGATAGGGTGTTTCTTCAATGCCTTGAACGCTACCGGCGCAGCATCCTCGTTAAAGCTTGCCATCAAGTTGATACTGATCACGATGGTTCGTAAGGGGGAGCTGACAGAGGCAACCTGGAAAGAAGTCGATTTTGCATCTGCGCGCTGGACGATACCGGCGGAACGAATGAAGGCATCTCGCCCCCATGTCGTTTATCTCTCCCAGCAGGCGCTGGATATTATGGTGGCGTTGCAGGTATCTGCATGCGGATCCGATTACATACTGCCGGCCAGGTATAACCCGCGGAAGCCTATGTCCAACTCAGCGCTGAACCGGGTGATCAATGCTACTAACGAGAAGATACGCGAGGCCGGTGGAGATATTGAGCATTTCACTGTGCATGACCTGCGCAGAACGGCCAGCACGATACTGCATGAAGAGGGGTTTAATACAGATTGGATAGAGAAGTGTTTGGCCCATGAGCAGCGCGGCGTGCGTGCGGTGTACAACAAAGCGGAGTACGCCGAACAGCGCCGGGATATGCTGCAGCAGTGGGCCAATATGGTTGATGGGTGGATAGAGGCAGATAATGCGAGGTAATAACAAAATGTTCAAATTCGCATTGGCATTATTATCACCGATCCTTTTTCGTATGCACTGCTGAATTCAACTATTGCTGAGTTAATGTTTCCATTTGGTTTGATTCTAATTCCGCAGAAATTAGGGTTGTAAAGTTTTGCGGCTTTCTCTATATCTGCCAGGTAGCTGGCGTTAAATCCAATTTCATATACAGGGTTGTTTTCTTTTGGAACAACCTTCTCAACGTCAGGGAATCTGCCATCGACAACTTCACATAGGCCAGCACTTACGCGGGTTCCGTGCTCATCCAAATACGCCACAAGGCCGGTATCCGTGTCGATTTCAGCCTTTTCAAACTTGGAGAATTTAGCCCCCTTAATTGCAATGATGATGTTTTCTTTCAGGCCTTCAGTCTCATGCTCACCAATAAAAGCCCGATGGCCATCTGTTGAAAATACTTTTTTTTCTGGTGCGAAACAAATTCCATTCAGGTAATAGCGGACATCTTTCTTTGCTTGAAAAATCATTGCTGAAAGCAAAGCTATTTTACTAACGGTAATAATCATTTTTTGATTCCTTTTTTAACAAAACTGAATACAGGTAATAAGCAAGGAACGGCAGCCACAATGCAGCGTAAAGCCAATCCCACCACGTGGCGCCATAGTAGTTATCGCGTTCTGCGAAACCCAGCGCGTAGCCGGCAACGAATATGTATCCGGCTGCCAGTGCGAGAATTAAATAAATCATGCTTTTGCTCCTGCTGATGCTAAGCATTGGTCAAACATGGCTATCTTTGGGCTTTGTGAAAACCGGCTCTTGCCTCCGATAAACGCGTATGTACATGGCTGGTTGCCGTGAAGCTTGCGCTCGATAAGCTGGTAATCAACCAGTGTTGCCAGCGCTCGGCTGAGTGCATGCGCCGATATTGGCTTGTGCTCTTTCTCGTACAGCTCCTTGATATGAGCGTGTCCGATATTTTCGTGGTCCTTCACGATCTGCATAACGTGGTCGCGGTTGTGTTTCATGATGCGATCCTCACTGGTTGAGGTGTGGTGAATCCGCCGGGTAACAGGTCAACGTCATTGTGTGGGCATTCGTTGCCCCAGTGATGCCAACCTGGCGCGTCACCTCTGCTGAAAAGTTCGATTCGTGACACGTCACCATATAGCCGCTCAAGCCGGTGCCGGGCCTCCCATGGTTTCGCGCTGTGCTGCGTGATTGGCGCGTAAATCACCTGTTTCACCGATGCATCTCGGCGTTCGAGTCCGGTACCGCGCACAGCAACGAGCATTGATTCTTGGTTCCCACGGCTGTAGTTGCCCGGGTTCATCCTGGTTACGCCATTAAGCAGGTCGAGGAAGTCGTAAAAGTCGACCAGGCCATCCTCGATCGCTGCATTGATGGTGCGTTCTGCCAGCTCGTTGAACTTCACCCAGGTGAAAAGGAACATCTGCCGGACGTCGAAACCCCAAGCAGTGGCCAGCTCCTTTGCCTGTTCTGCATGCGTGCCGGTGTACCACATTGCCAATATGCTGTTTTCGGCTGCGATTGACCAGACTGGAAGCCGCTTCAAGTCCTGCAGCGTCATTGTGCTGTAGTGGTTTCCGGCGGCCCCGTTGCTAATCTTGTTGCCGTAGCTCCATGGCGGATCTGCCATTATGAGATCGTACTGTCGTTCACCCACTGATCACCTCCGCCAACTTAACGGCGAGAACTACCATGCCGATCAATAGGAACCAGAAAACGAACAGGCCGGCCAACATGTAGGCCCACACATTTCGCATCAGGTGACGTTTAATATTCATGCTGCACCTGCCTGGACTGGTCTGTATTTGCGCTGGCGAACGTCGGGGCAATGGTCAGGCTTTTTCCCTGTGTTTTCTTTCTGCCATTTATCAAGCCACGCCTCAACTTCATCCCGGTTCCATGCCACCGTGCGGCCAGTTATAGAGAAACGCTGAGGAAACTCTCCGGCCTTCTCCAATGCGTTAATCTTCGATTCGGACATCGGCACCATGCTGAGAAGCCCTTTTTTATCTACTGCTGCTTTCATGATTACTCCTTGGCGGGGCTTGCGCCCCGCGACGGTGGGTTACATAGGGACTTCGTTCATTTCATCGCGGCGAACGTTGTAAACGTCGGTGGCCAACTGCAGGTGTTCTTCATGGCTGGCCAGAACGTGGGCGCCGTACTTATAGGCCTTGTCCAACTCCTCAACGCTGGCGGCTTTCGTGGCCGCTTCGGTAAAGGCTGCAAGCAGATCGTCAGGTGTTCGCTCATCCTGATTAACCGGCTTGATTTCCTTTTCTGCTGGCTTCTGGTTGATCAGGCTATTCAGTCCGGCGGCGCTGGTGGCTGGCGGGGTAACGTCGCGCTCAATGCGGGGCTTGGCTTCCTCGAGTTCGTCTGGGGTATAGACGCCCATGATTACGTCTGGGCAGTGCAGGCGTGACCACCGCTTAACTCCAAGGTATGCCAGTTGTTGCTTTGGATCGCTTGCCCATAGTGTGGAATTTCTAACCTGAGCCTGAGAAAGAAGAAGCTCCAGCACGCGTGGATTTTCTTCCCCCTTCATTGTTGCCCAAACTCTTACGCCGCATCCTGCCTCATCCTTCAACGTCCAACCTGGTGCTATGTAAGTTCCACCATTTTTCGATGGCTTCTCTACGAACTTACCGATCACGTTTTCCCATGGGCCAAACCATTCGTAATTAATACGGTCTTTTGTTGGCGCCATTGTTGTGATGACGGCGTTCACTAACTGCGCCTCGTAACCTAATGTTCCGCTCACTACGTGTGTCTTTTGCGCCACTGCAAACGGGTTCATTCCCCACTGTGCAGCCTGCATTGCCACCGCCATGCAATCCGCTGGCTTTCCTGCCAGGTGAGCAGGAACAGTCACGCGGCTTTGAGCCATTACTTCGGCAAATTTCATTAACTGGTTCAGGCCTTCGGGGCTATAAATGGTAGCGGCAGTACCTGCGATAGCTGTATCTACCGGCGCGTTAATTGTTGCGAGTTCATTGCTCATGCGTATTGATCCTGTTTTCTGGCCCATGCAGGGCGCTGGATTTTTTCGACGCCGCCCCAGTCTTTGGTGGTGCGGCATTGGTGATAGGTATTCAGATCCCGGCGGTAGAGTCGGTGGCCCTCGTCTACGTCTGCTGCGTCGAGTTCAAAAACGCGTACCGGGTAACGGCCGCAGTCGATCGTCTCGCTGACAGCCAGGAAGATAAAACCAGGGGTTTCGCCTGTTACCTGCTGGAAGCCATCGCGGTACATGGCATCCTGTACGTGGTAGCGAAATTCCTCGATGTGGCGCGCGAATCGGTCCATGTCTGCAACCTTCTTTACGTCCACAATCACTGGGTGATTACTCAGGTACCGGTCTGGCCTGCACCGGCATAACTCGCCGGTTTCCGGGTCAGTCCAATAGAATGACGATTCGCAATGGCCTTCTGCTTCCAGGAACCACCGCGCCGCCGGGTGGGCCATCGCGCTATCGCGCATCAGGTTAATTTTCTGGCCTTGCTCAGCGTCCATGACCGTTTTACCGGTATGCTCGCAATCCTTCAGGAACGCCGCTTCGGCTTCTTTACCTGCCGTGGTGCGCCGGTTAAACTCCGGCGCCACGATGAACCGCTTGCTGAACTCGTCCGGCTCCAGCAACTTGCAGTGCAGGGCGGTTCCCATGTCCAGCGCCTTCAGCTTTTCTGTGTCGACCGGTGCCGTCTTGATCCACTCCAACAGCGCCGGGTTCTTGGCGACCAGATCGAGGTTGGACTTACTCACGCCGTCCCCGGCGTGGTAATCCTCGTTTGAAATATCGTGATAGATTCCTGTTTTCATCACGCCACCTCATCGAACTGGTGGCTGCGGCGGTAAATATCCGTAGCGCGCTGACGTTTCACCAACTCCGTGAGGCAATCCCAGATCGCAGCGCTGGCCAGCTCTTGGTACTCGGTTGAGTCGGTGCCGAGTTCCAAAACTTCGGCGTCTATGTCCGACGGCAAATGCTGCTTGAGGAATGCGGTGAAGCCGTGGATCGGCACTTTCTTATCCAGCGCCTCAACTTCTGCATAAACCGCTTCGTTGTCCTGCTCGGTGAAGCTGGCAACGATTTTTTCAATATCGACAGCCTGTTGTGCGTTCATAAACACCTCAGTAATTGATGGTCATGTGATGAACCTGCATGCGGGCAACGGCTTCAACGCATTTTTTTGCGCAGTCTTCTGGAACGCCTGCGGCAATCAGACCGGCTACTACGCTGCGGTTAACTGCCCGGCGGTGTTCAACGTTGGCAGCTTTCTCTGCTGCTTCGTCGGCGATGCGTTTTTCTTCTGCCAATCGAGCCTGCTCTTTCTGTTCAGCTTCGAGTCTGATGCGATCTGCTTCCTGCTTTGCCCGGAGTTGCTCAGCTTCGATAGCGGTTTGCTTATCGCGCTCAGCCTGCGCTGCCGCTTCAATGCGCTGTTGTTCTGCATGTGCCGCCGCGTCCTTGGCGTCCTGTTCTGCTTTCTCCAGCGCCGCCCTTGCATCAGCTTCGCGTTGTGCCGCCGCGGCGATTTCGGCATCTGCGTCACGCTTGGCCTGTTCTGCTGCCTGGCGCTTTAACTCTTCTTCGTGGGCGATGCGCTGACGCTCTGCTTCGACCTTGGCTTCTGCAATGTCGCGGTCGCGCTTATCGTTCATCAGTAGTGCAATTTCGTGGTCTGACTCGATGCGCTCTGCTAGTGCTTTGTCGAAAGCGTCGTTCATCTCCAGCGCTTCAACGTGCCATGCCTGCACCTGCTGCTCAGCCTTGATGCGTTCCTGCTCGGCTTCCCAATCAGTAACCGGTTTGCGGACTTTAATGGCCAGTTCGTCAAGCGCTTCGCGCACTTTGCGGCGACTTGCATCGACCAATGCGGGGCGCTTTTTCATCTCAGCAACGAGATCCTTTCCAGCATCGTCAATCATCACTTTCGTTCTGCGTACTTTGCCAGCCATGCTGATGTAAACTTTTCGGCCAGCGGCCTTGTTCAAGTCTCCAACCACTGCCGACGCTTCTTCCCGAATTTTATTGATGAGGCTGTCGACAAACTCATCATTGATAAAAGCCTGCTCCAGCTCTGCCGGCACGCTCGGCAAGCTGACCAATGCAATTTCTGTTTTTTCTTCGCTCATCTGTGTGCAACCTCTAATTGATTGGCCGCGTCCAGCGCGACACGTGTTGTAAATGCCCAATGCAGGGCTTCTTGGAAATCTGCAAACCGCCAACTGACACAGCCGCAGACGGTCACGCAGTAAATCCCGTTGATGGTTTGAGAAATCATCTTTAACTCCGGTTAATTACCAATTTGGTAACTATTGGTGGCGTGGTTATGCACGGGATACCCGTCAATGTCACCGCATCATCGCGGTGCCTCAATTCCTGCCTGATTGTTAAAGAGCATCATTACCAGAATGGTAACGTCTTGAGGTAATGATTACCCATAAAAGAACGTCAGTCAATAGTCAGTAATAGAAAAAGTTACCAAAAAGGTAATTATTGTATGCATGGTTAACCGCCGCGTAGCGGTAACTTATTGGAAGGATAGGGGATAGGGGTTACTTCTTGCCGTTGGCCTCGGACATTTGTAGGTAAACCGGTGCGGAACCGGTTGGTAATCTTTTGCTTACTTCCCGGTAATGCGCGACTCGTTCTCGGAAATAATCGCGCAGGTGCTCGGGCTGCTCTCGCTCTACCTGCTCGGCGATAACCGGCTGGTTCATGCGCTCTTTGTACGCAACACCTGACGCCACAAGATCAACGTTTACTTTGTCCATTTCCTCTTTGCTTAGGCTGGCCAGATTGTAGGATTTTTTCTCTGTCATTGCCTGGCCTGCTGCATTACGAACTCAATGAACGATTCGATCTTCGCCTTGTCCTCTGCGGACAGCTGCGCAAACTGTGATCGATCATAGTTAATCAGGGTCGGGTCTTTCGGCTTGAGCAGCAGCTCATACCCACGGCGGCCGAACGCACCGGCAATCGCTTCCAGGCTGTTGATGGTGATATTACCCTCACGGCTCAGAACCCGGTTAACCGTGGACTGGCCGACACCGGCAGCAGTGCCAACCTTTGCCTGGCTGGAAAGCTCTCGGTTGTTGCTCATCCACAGTTCAAGATTGGTGGCCACGATGTCGCCAATTTCCGTTTCTTCTTGGGCTGGTTCGGCGCCGGCGGCCAGGGCCATCATGTGGTCGCGGTCGAGCCAGAATTTAGGTTTATTTGCAGCGACTTCTATCTTGCGGGCTACGCTGTCACCAATGCCTTTATGGTTCTTGTCTGTCGGCGGCTTCAGCCAACGGCTGATCACGTTGGCATTAATCTCCAGCCGTTCGGACAGGCGAACTTGGCGACCGTCAAAATCACGGTTAATGATGTCGCGGAGGTTCTCGCGGCGGATGTCGTTAATGCTTTTCATAGTGTGTTACACAGTCCGTTGAATTGTTTGCTGCCTGTATTTAAAACAAAATTACCTTAATGGTAAACGAACCTAAAAGGTAATAAATTTGCCTAATTGCACCATTTAGGTAATTATCTGCACGATAAATCCCGGATATGAGGCAGCACAATGGAGCCATTCAACTTCAAACAGTTCTGGCTGGCGATGAGCAAAGACGAGCGCGATGTGTTTGCAGAAGAAGCTGGCACAACCGCGCACTACATCATGACGCATACGCAGCGCCGCACGCGGATGCCAAAGAAAAAGTTAATGGATCAGTTGTTTAAGGCATGCAAGAAACGCAAGCCTGAACTGACGAAACCGCAGTTGGTCTCGTTCTTCTACTGATCCACCTTCACCAAAACCGGGGTCGCTTATGCGGCCCTTTTTTATTGGCCTCGCAGTCGTGGTAACAAAAATCCATTTATGGTTGATCTATTTTTGCGTTACCGCTAATCTCTATCACATTCATACACGCAAAGAGGTGGAGGACGTGAAAATCATTACCAGAACGGAGGCCGCAAAGTCAGGCCTCACCAAATATTACACCGGCGCCGCCTGCCGCAATGGGCATGTGTGCGAGCGATATACGGTGAACGGGGCGTGCGTGGAGTGCAACGCTAATCATACGAAGGCACAGAGAAGCCGCATCAGGGAGATGATTGCTCTGGCCAGAAACCAGAATGAGGAAGCGCATGCGTGATTACGGCAAAGTTTCCCCTCAATTCTGGATAGGAAACACCGGTAGAGAGCTTAAATCAAAAGGCCCGGAGGCGCTGATCGTTTCTATGTATCTGCTAACGAATCCGCACGCAAACATGATTGGGATGTATTACTTGCCAATCATATACATAGCACATGAAACAGGGTTAGGCGTTGAAGGGGCTTCGAAGGGGCTTCAAAGGGCGGTTGATGCCGGGTTTTGCCTCTACGATGAGGTGGCTGAAGTGGTCTGGGTAAAAGAAATGGCGAAGTATCAGATCGCAGTGTCACTCAAAGCCAACGATAACAGGTGTATTGGCATCCAGAGGGAGTACGACTCACAACCAAAAAATCGTTTCCTATCAATGTTTTTCGATAAATACCAAGGTTCATTCAACTTAAAAGAGAAGCGCGATCCATCTCCTGAAAATGCAAGGGGCTTCGAAGGGGCTTCAAAGGGCCTCGGAAGCCAAGAGCAGGAACAGGAGAAAGAACAAGAAAGAGATAACCCCCCAAACCCCCCGCGGGGAAAAAAGCAGTATCCATATCCGCAAGAATTGAACGCTCACGCATGGGAGGAGTGGAAGCAGTACAGACGGGATTTGAAGATCAAGGCGTATGCACCAACGCCACGTAGCGAAGGAGCTGCAATCACCAACCTGTTGAAGTTGTCAGGCGGAGATCTGCAGGCACAAGCAGAAATCATTAAGCAAAGCATGGCCAACAGTTGGCATGGGCTATTTGAACTTAAGACCGGAGGCAACCATGAGACAGGCGGGAGATATGGCGCGGGAGATAATTTCAAAGGCAACGCAGTCGAAGCAGTTCACGCAGCAACAGCCAGGATGCGAGAGCAGCACGGACTCACAAGCCCTGGACAGAACAATCAGGATTTGGGATCGCATGGTGGAGCTGTATTCGGACAAATGGACCAGGCGGAATGGGCTGACCCCGCCATCACTCTGGATCAACGCGATTGGAAAACTGTCTGACGCCCAGATCAAGGCAGGGATCGGCGAGTGCATGCGGCAATGTCTGGTTGAGGGGAACCGTTTCGCCCCCGACTTATCCGATTTCCTGACCTACGTAAGCAGCAGTACAAAGCATGGGCTTGGTATCGATGTGGAAGATGTCATGCAAGAGTTCAATGCCTACTGCAAGAACCGTAGCCGGTATAGCTGTGCAGAAACATACCCATGGAAGCATCCTGTTTTCTACTGGATATGCTGCGATCTGCGGGCTGAGATGATCCAGAAAAATCTAACCAGCGGAGAGCTAGAGAAGCTGGCAAAGAAAAAACTGAACGCATGGGGTGCCAAAGTCCAGGCCGGAGAATCGATCCCTGAGCCGGTCCCACTTCTGTCAGAAAGTGCATCGTCCAAGAAACGGGGTGCACCAGGCGCAGGCCACTCAGCAGCAATGGAAATGCTCCAGCGACTGCGAAGCGGCAAACCAAATACGAATTGAAATGCTGAAATTCCTGCGGCAATGGTGGGTAGAATCCGTTAAGTGGCATTCAGGCACATAACGAGATGGCTTAGGCTGTAAATCTTAACCACGGCCCGTACAGAGAGTTTTAGCGCATGTGCGAATTGTGAGAGCAATCGCTATTTTTTAGTTGCATATAATTACCAAATTGGTAATGATTACCTAAATGGTGATTTAAGGAGTGAGCAGTGAGCAAAGTAATCATCGGCATAGACCCAGGGTGCTCCGGCGCGATCGTCGCCATCAGTGAGGCGGGTGAATACCTCGGGCACGTCAACACACCAACGCTTAAGGTCGGCAACAGCAACCGTGTTAACGGGGCATCAGTCATCGCATGGCTGCTGACGTGGAAATCATCCGGCATCAAGCACGCGTTTCTGGAACAGGTTCATTCCATGCCAGGACAGGGCACTGCAAGCACGTTTAATTTCGGCCACGCCGCCGGTGTTGTTGAAGGGATCCTTCATGGGTCATTCATTCCTTACACCCTGGTAACACCGCAAGCCTGGAAGAAAACAGCAGGCCTGATCGGTAGCGACAAAGACGCGGCACGCAGCCGGGCAATTCAGCTTTACCCGTCACTGCGGATCCTCGACCAGAAAGCAAAAGGCCAGGCCGTAGCCGACGCGCTGCTGATAGCCCGCCACGGTATTGGGGCATAACCATGGACAACATCGACCAGGCCAACGAACGCGCAGAGATGTACCTGAAAGCGCAATTGGATGCTGCAACCAAAAGAACAGTATTGCCGGCGGCGCATGAATGCGACGAGTGCGGCGAACCAATTCCAGAAGCACGGCGCAGAACCGTGCCAGGTGTCCGCCTTTGCATCGACTGCAAAGAGCTGGAAGAACTGCAACAACGTACACACAGATAAGGGTTTGATAATGAAAAATAACCTTGAAAATCAAGATATAAAAACTGATAAGCCATTGCCAATGAGTTACGAAGCCCTGAAGGCTGATCGCGATGCGCAGCAGAAACGAGCCGATGCGCTGGCTGTGGAGAATGCGGGGTTGAAGGCCGCGGTAAGAGCAAAAGCCTATATCGATTTCATCAAGTCAAATGGTTGGAACGCTGGGGCAAAAACGATTAACGGGAAGTTTGCCGGATTCATGGATCCAGAAGTCGATTTTGGTTCAATGACTTTCGAGTATGCCAAAAAGTTGATCGATGCAGTCGAAACCCCAGCCACTGACGCCGCCCTTGCCGCTATCGAAGCGCGTGGAGTGGAGAAGTTTATCGTTTGGTCCACTGCATCATCCGGTTTCGATTATGACCTTACGATTGAAGACGCCCAAAAGTTCGCCATCGAGCTGCGGGAGGCAAAATGAAGGTCACCGAAACCAAAGTTCAGAGCCTCGAAATCACCGAAGTGGAACGCCTCGACCCTATCCGTGTAATGGCTGAAAACTACGAGCCAGGACGCGGCCGCATCACTATCACCTGCTACGGAAAGGCATGGACATCAGCATGGTTTGCGATTGGTGGTGACACCGTGCAGGCGTTCTTCATTCGCGTATCGAATGAATATCTCATC